GTTAATTGTTGGTTAATTAGGAGACTTCGGTCTCCTTTTTTTTTAATTAGTACACATTTAAAGCGTTTTCCTATACCCACATATATTTAAACTTTTTATTTTTATATGGGTGGGTACTTTTTCCAAAAAAATGTGTTGAATGTGTACTATTAAAAAAAATATTAAAAAAAATTAGTTTATATAAAATTAATTATTATATTTGCAATAGAGATCATCTACCTCATTTAAGAAATTGGGTTTAAACCTAACAACCCCTTAAAGGATACGAGTAGATGCGTAGAATTTAAGGGGTTTTTTAATTATAATTTATGATAGTATCAGTATTTAAAGACTTATATAAGTCAACCGACGTACCCTTTCACGTTCCAATTGAAAAAATAGTCAATAGGATTAAAAAAGGAACTTCAAAAGAGATTATCGATTTAATTCGAAACGGCCAATTGCAATTAAAAAGCTCTTTGCCTTGTATTATTTTTGGAGGGATTTTTAATGAGCGAAATTCAAACTCACTTCAAGAGCATTCCGGATTAATGGTTGTCGATTTTGATAAATATCCAGACGTTGAAACGATGCTCTCACAATTAGAGATTTTAAAACAAAATAAACATTTTTGTTTACTTTTTATATCTCCCTCAGGAATGGGAATTAAGGGGGTTTTAAGAGTCTCAAATGAATTAACTAAGGAAACGCATCCAAAAGTATTTAAAGAGTTTCAAAAGCAATTTAATTTCGATTATTTTGACATAAGTAATTCCAACGTCGACCGAGTTTGTTATGAGTCATACGATCCGAATATTTATTTTAATAAAGAGGGTCAAATATTTGATCCAATACTAAAAGAGGAGGGATTTAACGTTTCGGAGCGAGTGCCACTTTTACCGGTTACCGACCAGGATAAAATTATCGCTAAAATAATGGAGTGGAACTGGCAAAAAGATTTTAGAGAGGGAGAGCGAAACGCTTTTATTTTTGACTTGGCCGGAGCGTTTTGTGAGTATGGTATCTCTCAAGGCAATGCAGAGGGATATATTCTTAATAATGTAGTGATAGGAGACTTCTCAGAGACAGAGGCTAAAACCACAATAAAATCGGCTTATAAAAAAAGAAACTTTGATATTAAATACTTTGAGAATTATAATAAAATAGACTCAATAAAAGTAGATTTAAAAAAAGGTAAAAAGGAAGTAATTGAAAAATACGGTATCACGGAGGATACATTCAACGAAATAAAGGAAGCATCCGAACACGAAGACTTTTGGCAATATGGCGACAAAAATAAACTGAGAATTGATAATTTAAAGTACCGATTATTTTTAGAGCGTAACGGATTTAAAAAATACTTTCAGTCTGAGGCACAAAAGGCAACGTGGATTTATATAAGCTCCAATAAAGTAGTGGAAACCTCAGCCGAGAAAATAAAAGATTTTGTACTTAATTATTTAATGGATCGAGGAGAGATTGACGTTTGGAATTATTGCGCTAGTTATCAAAATATATTCTCAGAGAATTATTTATCAATGATTGAGAGCGTCGATTTAATGATGCTAAAAGATACCAAAACCAAATCTTATATTGCGTTTGAGAATGGTATTTTAGAAGTCACAAAAGACTCTATTAAATTGGTTGACTATATCGACGTTGACGGCTACGTTTGGAAGTCTCAAATTATTCAGAGAGATTTTATTCAAAGCGAAGACTTAGAAAATGAATATAAGACTTTTATAAATAATATTAGTAACAACGAGCCAATTGCTATCGAGTGCGTCGTTGGGTATCTTTTAAGCACTTATAAAAACAAAATGAATAATAAGGCTATAATCTTAAATGATGAGGTTATAAGCGAAAATCCTGAGGGAGGAACTGGAAAGGGTTTATTTGTTCAAGGTTTAAAACAAATTAGAAAAATATCAATATTAGACGGAAAGTCTTTTGACGATAAAAAATCGTTTCCTTATCAAACCGTCTCTCCAGAGACTCAAGTTTTAGTATTTGACGACGTTAAAAAGAATTTTGACTTTGAGAGCAAATTTAGTTTGGTAACGGAGGGAATGACTCTCGAGCGTAAAAACAAAGACGCTATTAAGTTAAAAGTTGAGGAAAGTCCTAAAATGGTTATCTCTACAAATTACGCAATCAAAGGAGAGGGAAATTCTCACGATCGTCGTAGATTTGAGATTGAGTTTGCACAATTTTACGGAAAGGCTTTGACGCCTTACGACGAATTTAATCGCCAATTATTTGACGACTGGGACGAGGAGGATTTTAAGCGCTTTGATAATTATATGGTTTATTGTTTACAATCTTATTTGAAATTGGGCTTAGTACCTCAAAACGCCAAAAATATTAAAATGCGTAAATTTATCGCTGAGACTTCAATGGAGTTTTTAGAATGGGTTAAGGATATTGAAAACGTGCCACACAATCAAAGACTCGAAAAATCATTTTACTTCAATAATTTTACAACTGAGTACCAGGATTACAAAAAATGGTTGACAAATAAGAAGTTTAATATTTGGGTGCAAAAGTATTGCAATTTTATAGGTGCAAAATACGACGACGGAAATACTAACGGGATGCGTTGGTTTATAGTTATCACAAATGAAAATAAAATCGTTGAGGATGACGATATAGCTTTTTAATTATGACAGCAATAGAGACAGAATACAACGGAATTTTATTTAGAAGTAGATTAGAGGCAAGGTGGGCGATTTTATTTGATGCTTTAAAATTAAATTGGGTTTATGAGCCTGAATGTTTTATTTTATCTAATAATCAAAAATATACACCTGATTTTTATATTGAAAATATGGATTTATATATTGAAATAAAACCTAATTTTGAATAGTTGGATAATAAATACCATTTTAAAAGATATGAGTTATTTGGTAAAAATAAAAAACTTTTAGTTTTATCGAGTAGCTTTCCTAATTTTTCAGTAAATACAATTTTTGGATATGGTCCACATGATTATTATAATATTGTTTTTATTCCTAATCAAAAAAAATATGGTAACTTTTGGCATACCGGTTATGAATTAGGAAGTTTAGAAGATGATTTTAATAGTGAATATGAAAAGGAAATTAACTTAGTTAAACAATATCGCTTTTACAAATGACATTAAGAGACTACCAAATTAAAATCTCAGCTCAGGCGGCTGAGGTTTTAGATCATAAAAAAATCGTTTATTTAGCAATGGAAGTGAGAACGGGAAAAACTTTGACGGCTTTAAATACGGCAAAGCTATTCGGAGCTAAAAAAGTCCTATTCCTAACTAAGAAAAAAGCAATCTCGTCAATTCAATGGGATTATGACAACTTTGGTTTTGACTTTGATTTAACAATTATAAACGATGAGAGTTTACATTTGGTCCCAAATATATATAAAAAAGGGGACGGATTTGATTTGATTATACATGACGAGCATCACAGGTTCTCCGCTTTCCCAAAGCCGAATAAAGTTGCTCAGTTATTTAAAAAGCGTTATTCTCATTTGCCAATGATTTTTTTGTCAGGAACGCCAACTCCGGAGAGTCACTCGCAATGGTTTCACCAATTTTGGGTTTCCGATCATTCGCCTTTTAAACAATATACCAACTTTTATAAGTGGGCGGTCGATTACGTTGACGTAAAAGAGAAACGCTTAGGCTATGCAGTCATAAAAGATTACAGCCAGGCCAAAGAGCAGCTAATACGAAGAAAGACACAGCACTATATTATAACTTTCACACAAAGTCAGGCCGGATTTACGACCTCAGTTAACGAAATGATCCTTGAATGTGAGATGCAACCGATAACAAATTTGATAATTAACAAGCTCAAAAAGAATTTAGTTGTCAAAAATACCGACGGCCAAGTCATTCTCGGAGATACCGGAGTTAAATTGATGCAGAAAATTCACCAACTAAGCTCCGGAACTTGCAAATTTGAGGACGGATCGAGTAAAGTAATTGATAAGAATAAGGCATTATTTATACATAACAAATTTAAAGGTATAAAAATTGCTATTTTTTACGTCTTCAAAGAAGAGTGGAACGCCTTAAAATCAGTTTACGGAGATAATTTAACAAACGACGTCGAGGAGTTTGACAATTCCGATAAAAATATCGCTTTGCAAATCGTCTCCGGACGTGAGGGAATAAGTTTAAAGAATGCCAAATATTTAGTCTATTATAATATTG